CCTTTGCTGCTACTCATGGTCATACCAATAGTGCAATCAAAGCATTAGAACTTTTATCCAGAGTAAGAGGTGCGAAGTCAGATAGAACTACACACCTCTCTACTGAAACAATTGAGCAAGAAATTGTTAGCTATATGGAAGCTTTAGGTAAAGATAAAATAGATGATCTAATTAAAAAGTGTAAGTTTTAATTATTTTATGCTGCTTCAGCGCCATAGCCGTCAGTATCAACATCACCAAAATCTCCAGAAAAATCAAATGTACCTGGGACTACATCCGTATCAGTAGCAATGCTTTGATCCATAAAGGCATCAAATTGTGCATCTGTCATACTTTCAAAAGGTTGTGATATACTATAGTCTTGACCATGACCAACAAAATAATCACCACTATATGATGGTGATACTATACTACTTAGTCCTTGAGCATCCTCAAATCCTCCAGTATGCGTTAGTCCTCCATACATTACATCTCCTCTATCCATCGTATCTGGGTCGATAACACCAAACATATCTTCTGAAGTTGGTACAAAGGATTCGCTATATGGGTTGAAAGTTCCCTCTTCTTGTGCCGCAATAGATTCTGCTAAGTCAGCTTCCCAACCAGAAGGAAGCTGCCCAAAACCTATATTTTCATCTACAAAAGCTAGTCCTTCTCCACTAAGTATATCAGGAGTAAAGCCTACCCCTAAACCAGACATAGCTAGTTCAGTTGGAAGCGCACCTGGAGGTAAATCACCATATTGTGAACTAAGTGCTTCTGCTTCTGTTCGTGCTGTAGGCTCATCTTCATCAGTAAATAGACCTATCAGGAAACTTATCAAACCTATTATAGGTACAAGAGGAGGAAAGGCTACTGCTGCTATTGTTTGAAGACCAGTAGTCCACATAGCTCTATTTGAAGGAGGTTTACCAGAAATAACACTTTCTGCTAACATACCTATTCCAGGCCCAGCTATTGAAGCAATGCTTGCACCTGCCTTCCCCATTGAACCTATCGCTCTCGTAGCCGCTTTACCCAAAATAGTACCTGCTATATGAGCAGGTGATAAACCAATATCAGACTGAGTACCCCAAGGTGTTTGAATTCCTTCCTCCAAACTAAGACCCCAGTTACCTTTTGGAGAAGAAGAATAACCAGTAGGAGAAGGATAACCTTCGTTTATTCCCATATATCCTGCTGTCATACCACTTGTACTTTGTTCAGGCTGGGTTGGGCCACCTAATCCTGCGACTGGCCCCCATCCTATATTAGTCGCTAGATTAGCACTTGGTATTTGTCCTATATCTGTATTTGTTTGATCTATATCTGAATATAAGACGTTACTTCCTGTATCAGTAGTACCCATATCAATTGCATACATAGGATCGGCATCAATATCACCCATACCAAATCCACCACCAGCAAGGCGTCCTATTACAGGTATAATTCCACCTCCCATAAGACCCCGTGGAAGCTGTATACGTCTAGGCATACGCCTTTGTCTAGGCTGCATAGCATACATAGCTCTGCGCTGCCTTCTATTAGGTTGTCTCTCTGTAGGTATAAACCCAGCTAATCCACGTTGATCTATAGGAAGTGCGTACATTATTTATAACTCCATATCCAAGGTCTTGGGTGTGTATCATTAGACATATCGTCTAAATGTATAAATCTACGGTCATGTGCGCCTCTTTGAGCAACACCTATACCTGTCATCCCATGTTTAATACCTAATTTTATAAGATCATATGCTACTTCACCAATAGCTGCTATATCTACAGCCCTGCCAAATATATGAGGTGAATCTTTAACACCTCCTATGGCACTGTTATGTGCAGGATGTCGATAAGCTGAATTAATAATCATTGGCCTGTCTAATTCTGTTCTAATATTAATTAGTTTTTCCATAAATGAATCATTCATATGGCATTCATCAGTGCCTTTGCATTTCATTTCATCTACAGAAAAATATGGATTGTCAATCATTATTTGTCCTCTACTGGTGGATGTTTTCCATTGTGCATGTGATAAATTTTACTACTAAATTCTTCAAGTTGTTCTATTTTAGTTTGCATTCTTTCTAAAGAACGATGTAGTTTTTCTCTATTATCAGGTGATAAGATTGTAGATAAAACCCCAATCTTATTTTCAGTTACTTGTGTACTAATATTATTCTTTTCTAATGAATCAAATAATTCATTAATATTTTTTTGTATATTCTTTACATCGTCTTCTAATTCTATACATTTTTGACGAGTAACAATAAAGCTTGTCAGTACACTAATAAGCATTCCACCTAATGTTATTAAAAGTCTTGCGTCCAGTTCCATCTCAATTACCTTTAACTGTAATTTTTCTATGTTGGTCAGATAGACGCAATATTTCTTTTATATATTTATTATTTTTATACTTGTTGCCAAACTTTTCTCTTAACTTTCTATCTGTTTGTTTATTTGCAAGTAATTTATCAGGAATTACTATACCAGTTCTAGCTAAATTTTCTATTGAACTTTTAGCTCCTGCTCGAATTAGTTGCTCTTTAGGACTATAATAAAAATTATCTGTAGACATCTTAATGATATCTCCAAAATTAATATTTTTATCTATTAAATTATCTTTTACTCTTTTCTTATAAGGCATACCTAAAGTAACACCAACCTTTTCTGCAACTTCGTTCATAGCTTGGTACTTACTTTCTTGTAGTTCTTTATACCTCTCAAGCAATTTTTCTCCTATTTCATCTGTAATACCTTGAGGTCTACTAGGTAATTTACTTAGATAAGCATCTAAAGCTATCTGAGTAGCAGCAGCTTGTTTTAAAGGTTCAGATAAATTAAAACCTATTGTCCTGTTTAAATTTACAGTTGAAGTACGAATACCTGTAGTCATCCAACTTTCTATGTCTTCTAAATTTTGAGGGAATCCTGAAGCTGATTTACCTAGTCTATTAAGGTCTTTATCACTCCAACCATTTTCAATATAATCTATTAAATTTTCATAACCAGCAGACTTAGCAAATTCATTACCTCTAGTAATTACTTGAGATGTTCCTGGTTCCATATTCTTTAAAAATTCTACCATACCTGTTCTAATATTTTCAGTACTCCATCCTTCTTCACCTTTTAGTTCAGAATATAAAGGTTTACCACTCTTAGTTTTGTGTGTAAGTAAGGCTCGTCCAAGCCCATCCCAAAAAAACTTAGGACTTGTAAATGGACCTGTTATAGAATCATATACTGAAGCTATAGCCTCATCTACTTCAAAATCTTTTATATCATCCCCTGCTATTAACCTGCCTGTTATTTGTCTTATAGGTAGTTTTAAAATATCAGCAGCATCAAACTGCGAAGAGTTTGAAAATCGAGTCATAATAGGTCCATTACCTTCTTGAATCATACCCTCTAAGAAAAATTGATTTTGTCCTTTACCCCAACCATCAGGTGCAAGCATATTAAGAACTCTTTTATGTTGATTAGTTATACCATACTCTTCATTATTTTGAGTTGTATAATATCCAATACCTGATGTTACTGTAGCTAACCCTGTTAATCTTTTAAGACCTCGAATGGCTAAACCTCTTTGAGCTTCTGTACTTAACTCAGGATTATTAAATTGTTTTATATCATTAATACCCTTCTTAATAATATTTTTATGTGTTCGTATTATCTCTGAAGGAAACAAAGCATATGTACCTACAGGTAATTTACTAAACTGTCTAGCAAAAGGAGATGCTACACTATAAGATGGCATTGTATCTCTAACTATTTCAGATGCTTTTGCAAACAATTCGTCTTCAGAAATTCTTCCATCTCTTATTTCATTTTTATAAATTTTTCTAAGGTCTTGTAATTCAAAACTATGAGCCATTATTTTAGCAGCAGTATCTGTAAAACCATAAGCTTCACTTAAACCACCTAACCCTTTTTGATATCCTCTGAGTCCTCTTTGTAAAGTCGCTCGTACAGGTCTACTTTTAAACTCTGCCATAGAAGCTTTACCAAAATTATTTACTGCTGACTGAACCATCTCAGCAGATAGATCAGTATCAATAACACCTTGTTCTTTTAATTTTAATAAAGATTTTGTAGCAGTTTCATTAGTTCCAAAATATTGATTCCCTAATTGTTGCCCTGATTTTTTCCAAGCTTGTCCTTTAGCTAAATTAAATAAATGACCGTTAGATAAAAATGATTGTCCTGCTCCATACAAGTTTACCATATATGCAGGAACATCAAGTATCGTTTGACTTGCTTGTCCTAAAGCGGCTAAATTTTGTATAAATCTTCCAGTGCCGCTTGACCCTACATTTTTCCAACCTGGACCAAAATAATCTATTCCTCCTTCAATAAATTTTAACATTTGTGGAGAAGTGTATATATCTTTTAATAAAGATATTTGATTACCCTTTCTATTGGTATAATCTTTTCCTAAAGTTTTTTCAACAAGAGTAAAAAGACCAGCACTAGCATCAGATGTTCCACTTTCAGAAAGAGATTCTTCAACACTAGCTCTAACCCTTGGTAGTTTTTTAGGTATTAAACCACCAAGCTCAACATAAACACCTTCACCACCATTTTGTTTATTTAAAGCTTGTTTAAAAAACATATCTACACTAGCTAAATATTCTATTTCATTAAGAAGTCTACGTTGTTTTCCTAATGTATTTCTTATATTACCTTTCCAATCTTTATTTACACCTAGTAGTTCAAGAATAGGTTCATCTAAATCTTTTTTCTTTGTTAATATTTGTTTAGCTTGAGGAGACATCCCTGAATTTTCTACAACATTATTTAATATCTGTAATGGATTAAGAAGAATACCTCCACTCTCTTGAGGTTTAGCTAATCTTGTTACTGCATTAAGAATAATGCCTTTAATTTCCTTTTCATTATACGCATCACCATATAAATTTTTAAAATATGTTTTAGCATTTTCAACTTTGTTTATAAATTTTGCATCTACTTTTTCATTCTTTAAAGCTTTACTAATATCTTCTAAATATAAAGGATTGTTTTCAGATAGAAAAGTTCTTGTCATATATATTTCATTATCATTACGCTGAATACCTAATTTTTGATCATCAGATAATCCTAAATAACTACCTATTGTAGATTCGTTTTGATTAACTTTATCTTTAACACGTTCTAATTGAGTTTTCAATGCAGGAATATTATCAACTGCTTGAATTGATGCAGGATTACCTGCAAAGTATCCATTAATTAAAGCATCTTTTTCATCTTCAGAAAGATTTTTTAAATTTTTTCTAACAGCTTTATTCAAATCTCGTAAAGATTTTCTAAGTTCAAAATTAATTGCCCTGTCACCTCTAGCTTTTTTAATAGCTGCTCTATATAATTCTGGAGGGAGGGCAGAAGCAGAACTAAAAAATCTACCCGCACCTGTGTTTATTTTAGCTAGTCTTTCTGTAATTGCATGACGAGCTTGAGGTTCTCCTGGTATAGCTTCTGTAACTTCTAGTAAATTTATTTGATGGTTAGGAGATTTATTTATTGTGTCAGTCATCTCCTTAATAGCTTTACTTTTACCTATCTGACTAAAAGCTTGAGTACCATATCTTCCTACTACTCCTCCAAGAATACCACTTCCACCCATAGTTAAAGCAGTTTGTAACCTATCTGGTTGTTTAACTTCTCCTGTTTCAGGATCAATAACACCTATATCAGTTTCTAAACTTTGCCTTGAAATATCTTGAGCGCCAGCATAAGTTGCTCCTGAAGCTGCTCCTGTCTTAGCCATATTTTTAGCTACAGTTTTAACTGCTTCTTTACGAGCTTCCTGTACAATTTCTTTTGTGGCTTTACCACTACCTTCAGTTACACCACGTTTAGCTAACTCTGCTATAAGCTGTTTCTTTAGCTCAAACTTAGCTGCTGTACTAGCTGCCTTTCCTCCTATAAGTTTAGCTAAACCTCCTACACCAAAACCAGCTATAATTGAACCCCATGTTGCAGGATCAGCGCCTGTATTTTTAAATGCTCTAAGAGTAGACTTTAAATCAGTATCTACTGAATCAAAAGATTGCATTGAATTAACCCATGCCTGTTTAACATCATCAGGCATTTCATCTATATTTAATGCAGTCTTAGCAGCAGTAATACCTAAGTCTGTTAAGTTCCAATTTAAAGATGAATGTCTATCAGCAAGCCAATCGCCTGGACTATCATAACCAGATTCAGCAGCATTAAAAGGTTTACCCTCTTCATACTCATAGATTTTTATACCTGATGAAATCCACTTAGAGTCTTTAATTAGATCATTAACAGAACGATCATCATCTTCTTCTGGTTCAATAGCTTGTCGTTGCTGTAATAAATTTTTAGCACTGGATACACTTGTATCTTCTTTAGAACTTTGTGCTTCTTTAATAGCTTGATTAACCCAACTACTAGTATTAGGTTGAGGCACAGGACTTTGTGCTTCTTTAATAGCTTGATTAACCCAACTACTTGTATTATTAGTCATAAACAATCCTAATTATTTAAATTACAAAGATTTTATAGTATCTACTATAGTTTCAGCCGATATGTCTATACCTTTTAATTTTCCTTTGTTCACCATAAGGTCAATCGTTTTTCTTAAACTATCTTCGTCTAACTTTTGAAGTTCTTCAATATCTTCTTTTTTCCAAGCATCCTTTTTACCTAAATGATTTTGTATTTTACCCTTTAATAAATCCTTAGCTGTACTTTTATTTAAATCTTTTACAATATTAACCCAATCGCCAGCGTCTTTAACTGTTACTTTTTGTAAAGAACTTAATACTTTTCTACCTACCTTTAAAGCAGTGGCAGGGTCCAAAGGATTGTTATTAATCATAATTGTTTTAGTCGCCTCATTATAACTTAAACCTTCCATATTTGCTGCTGTAGATAGAACTTGAGCATAATCACCAGAGGAAAATATTTTCTGTTTGTCTTTGCTCATAGAAGATAATAAATTACTTAATTGAGTTAGTCTATTTTTTTCTCTATCAATATCTAACTTTTCTAGCTTTGTAGCAGTAGCAATATCTTTTTCTGCTCTTGCCATTAATATATCTATATCTTCTTTACTAAAGCCTAATTCAGCAAGTTCAGCAGCACGTAGTAAAGCTTCTTCCTTATCTTCTCTAGCATCTTCTAAAGCTCTGCGACGAGCAGCACTAGAACTACTTATTTCTTCTTTACGTTTTGCAGCTAATTCAGATAATCTTTTATCTTCTGCTAATCTCTCTGATTCAATAACTCTAGCTTCTTTTCCTATGCCAGCCAATTGTGGTCCTCTAAAATCTTTAACATTAGAAGCTTGACCAAGCATTCTAAATAAATTCATTATAGGAGTATTTCTTTCATCATAAGCAGTTCTAGCAGCTTCATCAGACTGTGATGCTCTATCCAGAGCAGTGTCTTTAGCAGCTTGTTCTCTCTTTAATCTACCTTCAACTGTCTTAGCAAGACGATCTCGTTGAATTTGTTCCATTTGTTGGCGTCTCGTATCCAGTTCTATTCGTTTACGATCTTGCTCTTCACGCGCTTCCTTTCTCTTCTGTATTGCCTCCCCAACAAAACTTGGTTTCTTCCCTGAAAGTGGAGTTATCCGTCCAGGCGTATTCCTACGAACCAAAGGAACAAGTCCACCATCACGACGAGAAACAAGACCACCTTCTTTTCTACCTGCTTTTCTACCACCTAACTGTCCAAAGAGATTACCCACTCCTGTACCTAGCGCTCCTACATTAGTAGCTAAAGTTTGAAATGGTGAAGGACCAAAGGTAGTAGGTGATTGCCTAACTTCTTGTCTTATAGCAGGAAAACCAAATGCTGCTGCTTGCATACGATCAAGAACACTTTCAGGAAAAGCCTGTTCTTCAAGAAATTCTTTATATG